CCTTTAGATAGCAAGTTATATGTTATTACAACAGAAGAAGTAGAAATAAAAGTAGAACCCCCAAAGAAATATAATATTTACGGGGATTTTGAATAAAAAGTTATTATATTTAGGTTATAAATAAGAAGTTATGAATAAAGACCACAGTTTACTCGTTGAGCGTTACAGACCAGATACACTAGAAAATTATGTAGGTAACGAACATATTAAAAAAACTATATCACAGTACTTAGGTCAAAATGATATACAAAATTTAATATTTTACGGACCCGCAGGTACAGGAAAAACTACACTTGCAAAAATTATAGTAAAAAACCTTGATTGTGAGTATCTTTATATTAATGCATCTGATGAAAGAGGTATTGAAACAATTAGAGATAAAGTCTCAGGATTTGCATCTTCAGCTAGTTTTAAACCACTTAAAGTAGTTATTTTAGATGAAGCAGATTTTCTTACTATACAAGCACAAGCTTCACTTCGTAATGTTATTGAAACATTTTCACGTAACACTAGATTTATCTTAACTTGTAATTATATAGAACGTATTATTGATCCGTTACAATCTAGATGTCAAACACTTAAAGTAATACCACCTTCAAAACAGGATATTGCTTACCATTGTATGAATATTTTTCAAAGTGAAGAAGTAGGTTGTGGTGCTGATGATTTAAAAACCATTATTAATCAATTCTATCCAGATATTCGTAAAATGCTTAATACTATTCAACTATCAATTCAAGATGGTGAAGTAGTAATAGATAAATCAGTACTTGTATCATCTAATTATATGACTTCTGTATTGAAAGAATTAACTAAGAAAAAACCTAATTGGAGAGAAATTAGACAAATAATTGCAAATGCTAATATTCAAGATTTTGAGGAGTTGTATCGTTACCTTTATGATAATGCTAATGTATACGCAGATGGAAGAGAAGGAATGGTTGCTGTTTATATTAATGAGTATAGCTACCAGTCTAATTTTAGGATTGATAAAGAAATTAACGCAATGGCTCTCATTGCAAAATTAATAGAATTAAAATGAAAAAGTTCCTAATATTCCTTATAATTTGGATCAGTCAAAACTTGGCAATACCATTTTGGATGTTAGGACATATTCATTTAAGTTTAAATGTATACCAAGACTTACACGAAATAATCGCTAGTGTAGGTATGAATATTTTAGTAGCGATTGGATTTTATTTAGATTATAAACAACAAAAACAATAAAAAAATGGCACAACAACCCGAAATGAAAGGTCCAAACATTGACCTTAAAAACACAACAGCAATGACCTCATCAACAGGAGGTAAAGTATTCTCAGAAGGTGTAATTCTTCGTAAAATCTCTAAATTTGTAGCAGGTACAGCAGAAGACGCTATTATGCCTATTCCTGTATTTTATGATGTAGTAACAGGTGAAATAATGGTTGACATGATTCCTAAAGAATTAAGAGATGAGTTCACCGAAGAATCTGTTTGATTGGTTAAATGAAATAACTGTTGTTAAGACACCCCCTGAAGATATTTCAAAAGAATCTTGGGAAAAGTGGAATTCTTACATGGTACATAGATATGTATCTATGAATATAAATTATATTGATATTGTAAATTATGTTCAAAAGATTAATCCACAAAACAAACAACAAATTTATTCCATTTACCGAGAAATGATACCTAAAAAGAAACTTTGGCTTAAATATATTAAAAACGAAAAGAAAAAAGACTATAAAGAAGTTGCAGAATATATTGCTGAATACTTTGAATGTTCTTTAGGAGAAGCAGACCATTATATTGATATTATACCCTCTTCAGTTGAGGGTATCTTATGGGAAATGGGAGTAGATGAAAAAGAAAGTAAAAAATTGATAAAAAAAATAAAGTTATGAGTAAATTAAGAGATATGCTTTTTACTTCAGCACATGCTGATAGAGCTAAAGCACTATTAACTTTAGAGTTACTAGAAAAAAATCCTGCAGGTATTGGTGATCATTCAACAGATGATTTTTATAAAAATGCAGAAGAAGCACTGACTATGTTAGTAGAAGCGGATGATAGATTAGAAGCTATTGAAAAATATTTAGAAAATAAAAAACAAGTTATATAAGATGTGGAATTCAACAACAACAGCAAAAACACCAACAATTGATGAAAAGAATGTATTAAAAGATACAACTGAACCTCAAAATTACATTCCTGACCCCAAACCAAGTTATAATGAAATTGTAGGTTCAACAATAGGGGATTTCGAAAAATTATATCCTGAATTAGCAGAAGAATTTCAAAAAGTTCAACAGGAACAATATGAGTTATTTGCTGGAAAAATGCTAGATTATGGGTTATCAAATATTTCTTTAGGGTCTAATCTTGAAGAAAAACAAGATATACATCTCTCATTAACTGGGATTTGGTTGCGTTGTAATGACAAGATAAACCGCTTAAAAAACATGCTCAAACGTCAGGGTAAGAATTATGTTAAAGATGAACCTATGATTGATAGTTTTATCGATATTGCTAATTATGGTATTATTGCTATGTTAGTACTTAGAGGTAAATGGAAATAAAAAATGGAAACAATCCAACTATTTAAAGTTTTTATGGCTGACACAGCCGCTAATGAAGTTTCAAATGTTCTTAATAGTGGTTATATAGGACAAGGTCCTAAAGTAGAAGAATTTGAAAATAATATTAAAGAATACTTTAATCAGGATTATGCTTTTACTACTAATGCCGGTACTTCATCTTTACATTTAGCCCTCCATTTATTAAAAAAACCATACTATAATTGGCCTGGAATTGAAGAAGGAGATGAAGTATTAGCTACAGCTATGACTTGTACTGCTTCAAATTGGCCTATTTTAGCTAATGGTTTAAAAATTAAGTGGGTAGACATTGATCCAGAAACTTTAAATATGGATTTAGATGACTTAGCTCGTAAAATAACTCCTAAAACAAAGGCAATTATGTTAGTTCATTGGGGGGGCTACCCAAATGATTTAGATAAAATTAAAGAAATCCAAAAACAATCAGAAGAACTTTATGGTTTTAAACCTGCAGTTATTGAAGATGGAGCTCATTCTTTTGGTTCTGAATATAAAGGTAAAAAAATTGGAAATCATGGCAATTTAACTATGTACTCATTCCAAGCAATCAAGCATATTACAGCTATTGATGGAGGTTTATTAATTACCCCACATCAAGAATTATACAGAAGAGGAAAATTAGCAAGGTGGTATGGGATTGATAGAGATGGAAATAAAAAAGATTTCAGGTGTGAAGCCGACATTGAGGAATGGGGTTATAAATTCCACATGAATGATGTAAGTGCTACTGTGGGAATTGAAAATTTAAAACATGCTGAAAGATTAGTATCTAAACATAGAGATAATGCAGCTTACTATGATAAACATCTCCAAAATACCCCAGGAGTAACATTATTAAAACGTGAAGAGGGGTTTGATTCATCATTTTGGATTTATTCTATGTTAGTAGATGATAGAGATGGTTTTTATAAACATATGAAAAAATGTAACATTATAGTTTCTCAAGTACATGAAAGAAATGATAAACATACAGCCGTAAGAGAATTTAGAACACCTTTACCTACTTTAGATAAAACTATAGATAAAATAGTTTCAATCCCTGTTGGTTGGTGGGTTACCCCTGAACAAAGAGAATACATTGTAAGTTGTATTAAAAAAGGTTGGTAAGATGTATATTCATAAAAATGGTATCCGTTTAGTTAAAATTTCAAAAGAAGATCTTTCTTTACTTAAAGATTTAAAGAATGAAAGTTGGTTTGGTACTCACAATATTTCATTTGTTAACCTAACAGATCAAGAAAAATGGTTTGAAACTTTAAACCCTCAAAAAACCTTAATTTTAAAAGCAATTAATAATAATGAAGAAATTGTAGGTTTATATAAAATTCAAAATATAGATTGGATAAATAGGAAATATGATTCAGCCCATGATATATTTGAACAACATAGAGGTAGAGGTTACTCAAAACCAGTATTAGAAGCAGGAGTTGATTTTGGGTTTGAAGTACTTAATATGAATCGTATAGATACTGAAGTACTAGAAAATAATATAGCCAGCCTAAAATCAGCAATGTGGGTTGGTTATATTAAAGAAGGGTTAAAAAGAAAATGTATCCATAAATGTGGAGAATATTTAAATAGTATTGTTTTAGGTATCTTAAAAGAAGAATGGTTAGAACTAGAAAGAGTAAAAAATTATAATGGATTATGTAATGCTTCTTATCAGCCCAAAAACTCTAAATGAAAGAAATAGTTTTAATATCAGCTTATACTCCTGAACTACATCAAATTGATCGATTAAGAGATTTAATAATTTCTCTTAAAAAGTTTAATTATAGGGTTTGCCTAGCAACCCATACTTCAACTCCACAAGATATTATTGATAGATGTGATTATTTTTTATATGATAAGGAAAATCCAGTATTATTTGACCCTGATATAAAATATTGGCATTATTACCAAACTGAAAATTATAAATTTAATTTTAAAGATTATACTTCTTTATCTAGCCATGTTCTTCCTGTTTTAAGAATGTATTTAGGTGCTTTATCTTATTTAAAGTCTCTAGGAGAAGAAGTTGTTCATATGTGTGAACATGATACTATTATTAAAAATAAAGAAATTTGGGATAATGCATTTCCATATTTAAAAAATCATGATGCTGTATGTTACACATTACCTAGATTCTTAAAACAAGATGGAGATATTAATTGTACATGGACCTTTCAAAGTTTAAATTTAACTAAAATTTCAAATAATTATCTTAATTATCAAGAACAAAATTTGATAAACCAATATAAAGCTTATTTTAATCAAGGAAGACTTCCAGTTACAGAATGTATATTGTATGATAATATTTGGAAAAACTTGAATTGCTATATTATACCATTACAATCTGATACAGATTTATCTACTTCATTTACCTTAAACCTAGATCATTCAGGAGAAGTTG